CGCCGCGGCGACCGCGAGTTAAGCGACAACGTATCACCTGGGGCCCCTGGGACGACCTGGGGGCCCCTTAATAGAAGAATAAGTATATCGGGTTACTGGCCGCCAGGCGGCCGTCCTGAATTAAAATGTAGGGGGTGACAATAACATGATACCGAAGGCAACTTCACGGGACTCACGTTCCGCAAGGCAAATCACACGGAAAGCCCTTCCCCTTGAAAAGGCCAACGTCCACGGCGGGGAAACGGCCGCGAATACTGACTACCTGACCGACAACCTGACCCCGTCTGATTATCCCGTCCTTTTCCGCGTTCAAATCAAGCTTCCCACAGCGGCAAAGTTTACGGCCATGATTTCCGACGGGACCGATGAATTGACTTGCCACCTGAACGGGGGGTCGAACCTGGTCGCTAGTTCGCTGTATATCTTTGACATACTGGTCCACGAAGGCGATGAAGTCAACTTCCAGTCCGACCAGGACCAGGACGGATATTTACTTCGGGTCCAGGAGATAACCTGGGGGGTCCAGTAAAATGTCATACCCGCCCCAGGGCCTTGATAAAAAGGACGTCCTGACGAACCAGGCCACATTGTTGACCAGGTTGTCGGCGGCGCGGGCGGAAGACCTGGACGAAATAGTCCCGCATGACGAACACTTCCACACAAGGGAACGCTGGTTCGGAAAGTCGGACGACCAAACGGGGAATGATTGGGCGATTGAAGCGGGCTTGACCACGTTCCAGGCCACAAGCGGCGTCGGGGTATTCGGGACCGCGGTCAAAGTCATAGGGTCCGCCGACACGCCCGTCGTTGGGGGCAACACAGAATTCGACGCGCATACCGTCTTCGTCCAGGATACCCAGGCGGCGACAATATACCTTCTTCGCTTCATATACGGAACGGGGGACGACGCTGACGTCGAAGAAGCGGCGGGGCGATACTCTGATAGTCCGTATATGCGGGAAGCCGCCAACGGCCGCGGGGCCCCAGTCGAACACAGAATGCCGCGCCTGGCTTCGGGAACAAAGGTATGGGTCAAGGCAAAGAACGCCGCCGCCCAAACGATAGACTTCTATGTCGGAATACACGAATACGTCATATAAGGGGGGGATAATAAAATGAGCTTTCCGCCACAAGGAACACAGACAGACATTTCAAGCCTGGGGACTTTGACGAATCAGACAACGTTATTGACCAGGCTTTCGGCGGCCCGCGCTGGATACATGGACGCCTTGAATCGGGACCGACCTTCAATGCTTTTCCCGTCGGCCGTACCGAAGGCGATAATCGCCGTTCCCGCGTCCGCTGGCGACCTGGACTTCCCCGACATTGTTGTCGCGGGGCTTCCTTCCGGAATCACCATTGCGAAGGCGGACCTGGTCCTGGTTATCGGGGGCCTTCTGGATACGTCAACCGCGGAAAACCAAATCGCCGCGGCCGCGAAGACGCTTCGCTTGAAACTTTCGACGGGGGCTTGGGGGACCGACGACATGGTCGCGTTGACCTTCGTCGCGAATTCGCTTCAATGCGGGGCCAGCGCATACCGCGGGGGTCCAGCACTTTTCGGCGGAATTGACGTCAAAGCGAAAGTCACCGCTGACGGAACATACAATCTTCGTTCGGACGAAACGGAAAGCGGCGAAGGGGTCGTCGCTACGGGGGCAAGCCTGGAACTTCTGGACGTGTCCGCGGTCCTTCGCGTTTGGTTCAATTAAGGGGGTATATCGTGCCAGTTGAAGAACAGACTGTTAGTAATCAAGATATAGCTTTCAAAACGGGTAACGCCCCAACCCAGGGGCAAAGACTTACGATTGCGAATAGGGAAGTATCCAAATTGGCGTTTTATTTAGGTCGGATTGAGAGCCCGACGGGTAGTATAACTTTCACCATTCGAAAGATTGCCGACAAAAGTCTTATTGCTTCAAAGGTATGGGGATTGTGTTCGAGTATTCCGACGGAATTTACTTGGTTAGAAGCTACATTCGACAGTCCCGTAATCGTGAACGAAGAAGTCCGAATACTGGCCGAATATTCGGGCTATAACGATTCAAATTATCTTATCACGCGGGTTAATACTTTGAACCCTAAAGCTAACGAAGTATGGACGAAGGGAACGGTCGCTGAACCGGCCGAACCGATAGCCGATTGGGACGCTTGCTATAAATACACCTGGGACGAACCGCCAAAGCCGGCGGGCGGCGGCGGACCCGCGGCCCTGGTCGCGGCGGGAATAATATAATGGGGGGCTTGCCATGACAGTTGAAGCGAACACTTACGCGGAACATACGGACGTCGAACGTTTAATCGGCGACATTGTCGAAGACCGAACCTTCGACACAGATACGGCCCCAACCCTGGCCCAGGTCGAAGAAGAACTGGACAACGCCGCCCTGGACTTGAATCGGGAACTGGACCAGGTCGGTTATACCGTCCCCGTGTCCGAAACCGATTACCCGACGGCGTTCGGATACCTGAAGGCGGCCAACGCATACGGCGCGGCCGCGGTCCTATTGTCCACGGTTCCCGCGAACTCTTATAATCCGGACGAAGACGTCGAACAAACGGGGGAAACCAGGGCGACGACTTACGGGAACAAGTTCAAGTCGGCTTTGAAGGCAATCAGGGAAAACCGTCTTCGCGCTGGCCGACGGTCCGCGCGCCTGGCGCACCTATTCGCCGGCGCGTCCGAAGACAGCGAAGGAAACGAAAAGGAACCGATATTTACCAGGGGCGAAGATTCATACCCAGGACTGGAACCCTAATGGCATATAAACGGACAACGACCAGCTGGCGACTCCGGAAAACGTCGTGCCTGGTCGCTGGTCAATAGACGAAAGGGGGGCGAATTTATGTCACAAGCGACAATCGAAGCGGGAATTATAGCAACCATTATCAAACACGCTGACTTCGACGCTGACAATACGAAGTTATATGACCGCCGGCCAATGGGGAAAGGGAAGGCCCGCGTCGTCGTCGTGTCTTACAACACACACAGAAAAGAGCCGTTGACCCTTCGCATGGAACGGCGGACCTGGACCTATAACGTGGACGTCCTGGTCCCCTGGCGCGGGGACATTATCGAACTTGATACCAGGGTCGGGACCGAAACCCAAAAGGTCATTGATACCCTGGCGAAGTACCCGAAGCTGAACGGCGTCGCGGGGGTTCAACGGACCGACGTCACATTATCAAATACGCCTGACCTTATTCAGCAACGAAAAGGCGGGTATCGCGGAAGGCGACACTTCCTTGACGTCAAGGAAATTGTTGACCCCGCAAGGGCGGAATAATGTCAACGATTGAATACGATTATACAGAATTCGAAAACTTGAATCAGCGCGTCAATGAAGCGGGCGACACGGTCACGCGGATTTCGATAAACGAAGGCTTCCGCAAGTTGGGGCGGATTATCGTCCCGACAACGGGGACTGGTCCCCTGGCCGACGCGACCCCGAAGATTACGGGCAAGCTGGCCAGGTCAACCGTCTTCCAGATAATCGGCGGCCCCATGAACCAGGTCCTTGAAATCCGCCAGGCGGCGCGGTCCGCCCTGGGCGTTTTTTATGGCTGGATTGTTCGGGAAGGCCGCGGGCCCGTCTTCGCGAAGAACGCGGAATATCTTCACTTCTTCATTGGGGGGAAGGAATTCTTCAGGAAGTCGGTCGGACCAGCGGACCCGAACCCGTACCACAAGCGCGTATTCGCAAGATTACGCCCGCAAATTCAAAGGGTAGTCAATGACATGGGGAAAAGGATAATCGCCCATATAAACGGCGAAGGGGCCTATCAATAGGGCTTCCCGCCAGGACAATGAAAGGGGGTAAAGTAACATGACAGTATTCCAGGATTCCCAGGATAGCGTATTGTTGGTTGACGACACGGGGGGAACACAGCGGGACATATCGCCGTACGTCATAGCAGTTGACGGCCTTCCTGGTCCGCGCAAGCTTTCGGAAGCGTCGGTCCTGGGGGACGGCGGGACCAAATGGCACCCAGGACTTGAAGACGTTCCCTTCACAATCGAAATGTACTGGTCGGCGGACGCCTTGTTGGGACCCGATACCGTGTTCGGTCCACTTCGGACACACACGGCCGCCGTTGACTTCGAATACGGACCTGAAGGAAAGGGAAACGGCGACATTAAGTATTCGGGGACCTTTTGGGTTCGGAACTATACGGCCCCGACCAGGGTCGGAAACCTTGTCTTCGCGAAAGCCGAATGCCAGGTCAACGGCCAGGTATCCAGGACAACATTCAGCGGATAATAAAACGAAGGGGGAAGACGAAATGAACACAGTCAAAGTCACATTGCCCGACGGGAACACGGCGGAACTATTCGCCGAAATGAAACACAAGACACAGCGGGCCGTTGAAGAAGCGACCCGCCAATTCCTGACATATCCCGACGGGGTCGGGAAGCTGATTCTATCCCAGGGGGAAGACGGCGGACCAGTCAAAGCAAAGGCAATGACGGACGAAGTCGAAGTGACCGTTGACCTGGACCGAATCAACTGGACGGGCGTCAACGAAATCATTATCTTGAATCAGGTCGCTTCCTGGACAATGGGCGAAGTGACCGCGGAAGTCCTGGGGAACCAGTCCGAAGACGTTTACGCATTCCTGAAGAATACGG